TTTTCCTGATCTTGTCAGTTATCAACTGCTTTGCTCAGACCCAGATTGACCCGACTTATCAGATTCAATGGAATTCGCTCTCCGGTTCTGGATCGCCGTCAATCAGTTGCACGCAGAATGGCAACTACAGCGTCTACCCTTATGGGGCAGAGTGGGGCCAGCCCTATCAAGACACGACGAACAATGTCGAGTACAAATGCACAACCTCTGGATGGGTGAAGAATCTACCCACTACTGGCGGCACGATCACCGGCAATCTAGACGTGATAGGCAGCGTCGTGGCTATGGATGTGAACGGAGATCTAAACCCACTTACATTTTCTGGTTCAGATATTGGAGCGAAGATCAATAGTTCCGCAGCGTCCTTGCCTTCTTCTTCCGGAACGATATATCTATCGACTCCTGGACTTTACCCGTACTCCACCACAATCAATCTGCCGCCCAACGTAATGCTAGTCTGTGCAACCGGAGCGGTTTTACAGTACACAGGATCAAGTGACGGTCTTTTGCAGCAGCCTGTGGGCGGTGCAACCTCGATATCGGGTGGTGTAATCGGCTGCGTCTGGCAAGCTCCTACCTCGCCGGCCGCCAATGTGAACGTCTTGCACATCGGCGACATTGCCGGGGGCGGCGTGTGGGATGTGGCTGTATACGGCTATACGGCGGCAGGCGATAACGCGATGCTGGTCGAGAATAAATACTATTTTTTCATCTGGAATACGATCAAGCTGAAATCTGCCTCGAACACAAACAGCTTGGTGTGGTCCGCCAATTGCCAATCTGGCTACACAAACTGCACGCCATTCATGGCTTATAACGAAGTCCACGAATTCTCAGGTGGAAGCTATGGGCAGGTTTCGACAGCTTTTAAGGTCATCAATGGGGCACAAGTACTGCGCGGCTGGACGTGGATTACCGCAGATACCAATACGTCAGGAAGCTCTATCTTCTACATTGACGGCAACTCGATAGTTGACGGGGAATTTCAGGAGTCGGATGAAGACGACTCAAATAACTTTGCGGGCGGAACGGCCTATCTGGCGACCATCACGAGCGGGTTGTTTTCTCCGACCTGGACCTATCTCAATTCAACCAGCGGAGGGAAGATAACAGGGGCCGCTGCTGCTCATTATTTTCCAGTGGCCACCGGAACGAATCAAGCGAACGCGCGCGACAGCAGTGGGCTTTATGCTCCCATGTATAGCGTGGTTTATGGGGCAACGACTGGAACATCCGAAAATCTTGTCCCCGACTCGGATTTCATCAATCCTCTTATATACTGGCCAACACTTACATCCATGACGGCTGGGCCATCGCCAGCAGGAAGAAATGCTCTCTACTACAAGAACAGCACCGGCTCGACACAAACAGGAGTGAGTAGTACCGCGCAGTCGGCCCCTTTTACGCTTCAGGCAGGAACCTACACACTATCAGGAAGCTTGGCGCAATCATCTGGATCGTCCTGCTCAGGAAATTTGCAGATATCTGCCTACTTTAATGGCGTCTATAACACAATAAATGCTGGCCGCTCGGGCTATGATCCTAGTGGCACGTTTCTGATCGTAAATACCAACACGTTCACTCTTTCATCTCCCGCTACAGGTTACATTTTGGTCGAAATGTATAACTGTACCTATCCAGCGCAAGGTTACAGCGCGTACAGCGCTATCCAGATTGAGCCGGGCAATGTGGCCACGGCCTACAAGCGCAACGATTGGGGCACGGTCGGCCCAGGGATGATTCCTGCCGCTGATATTGCCGGTGGACCATATTTACCTCTTTCTGGCACCCCGCTGACCGGCGCGGTCACGTCTACAAGCACAATATCATCGACAAACATCTACCTTGCAACATCGGCATCGGTCAGCGGATGGGCTGGGGGGATTACCTCGGTTACTGCCACTACCGGCTACACAAATACCAGTAAATCAGGATCTTTCACGATAGCGGGTGGAAGCTTCACTACCGGGGGTATAACTACCATAAGCTGGGCGGCTACGCCAGCGGCACAGTCCTGCCTCGTTGCCCAAAACGGGGGCACAGCATGGTATGGGGTAACCGCAACTACTGCGGCCACGGGAATAAGCCTAGCGGTAATAAATAGTATTGCGGGGGCAACATTTCAGGTGGCTTACTTTTGCGGTTCACCGCTGTAGGTAACGATGATGTCCGCACTGCGGTGCCTAGTAAGAATCGAAAAAGTCCATTATCTGGACAGGAGCAAATATGCCTGTAATCCCCGGCAACCAAAGTACCTCGATCACAGTAGCGGACCTTAGTAAGCAGATGAAGGCGAACCCCGAGTTCTACAACGTTCTCGGGGGCGCAGTTGGATACTCGACAGAACCGTTGCTAACGGCCTGCAACGATGTCATGTGCCGGATTCTGGACGAGAGTATGCCCTGGAAGTGGAACCGCAAGGTTATCCCTCCTTTCCTGACAGTCTCTCTCCAACAAGACTATTGCACAAACCTTACCGACGTTAGTTGGCTCGAAGCCTGCTGGATTGTAGACATCAACAACTCTACGTCCAATTCCAACGGAGCACCCAAGCCAATTCGTCCGATGGAAACGGTCCGCGATCTTGTCAGTACGTCGGTCCAAAACGTTCCGTTCCAGATAGCTTTTGTGTACAACTACCAAGCCTATATGGGGCAGTGGCAGGCGAACACAGCGTACGGTTGCGGATACGGGGTAGCTCAGCTTCCTAAGTCTCCGATCCAGCAATTCCAAGACGAGAATGGGAACATCCTGTTCATCGATTCAACTCAGTTAGGGATTACTATTGAGTCCCCCGGATACACAGGAACTACGATTCCTCTCCCGTCTACTTCTCCTTACGGAGTGTCGGGAAGCGTCCAGCCTGCCGCTGACCCTAACGCAACACCTGGGACTTTGGTTCAAGATGGCTCCGTAGTTTGGACAGTTGCTGACCCCAACGGGATTTGCTGGAGAGTTTCGCCGTTGCCCGCTTTGAACGGCCTCTGTTGGTGGATAGGCGGATTTTACCAGCAGCTTCCCCCAACTCTTTTAACGATGCAGCAGAGTCTTGACCCAATTCCTCTGTCCATGATTTACTTGTTTCGTGCCGGGGTACGGGCACAGTTACAGATGTTCAACGGCAACCCGAAAGGCGCGCAAGCTTATGCCGAGTGGGAAGAAACGATGCAAAAAGCGCTTAGAGGTGCCGACCGACAGGCAGAGGAGAATGTGCTTACGTGCAGCAACACGATTCTGGGAGGCAACGGATTCCCCTACGGCGCGGCTGCAATCGGCTCCGCCATCCTCACCACACCGGTCAATGGCACGTTTACGACAGCGACGACAGGCGGTTCCTTAACAGGTTCCACAAGTTATTACTACACCGTTGTGGCACACAAGGGGCCAAATGGCTCCACGGCGCAGTCTACCGAAACCAGCCTTGCAACAGGCGCAGGAACCAACACCAATACCATTACTGTAAAATGGGCGGTCGTTCCTGGGGCGCAGAGCTACGACATCTGCGGCCGCACAACTGGCTCAGAGCAGCTGATTGCGACAATACTGAATAATGGTGCTGGAAATAATCCTCTGGCTACCCAGTATGTGGATACCGGCTCCATCACTCCTAGCGGAACGTGCTCAACTACAAACACTACATCTGGCTGGTTTACCACGCCGCAGGCCTTGAGCCACGGCGGCACCTGCACAAGTCCTGCCAAGCTGCTGCTGGGTGTTACCTCTGGCGCTCTCAATGGCACAGCAACGGTGATTCAAGCCGGTGCTGGGTGCGGCACGGGAACTGGAGTGCAATGGAGTGTGTTAGGTGCTGGCGGAACATTGGGCACAGGCACGGTTAATCCAACATGGTCTGGCGGCTCGGTCGTATCGGCTACCACAACCCCGGGCACAAGCTCAGGCTACACGCCAGTCAATTACACCGTCTCTGGTGATGGCGGAGATGGCTCCCCGGGCGTAACCGCAACATTTCAAGGATGGTAAACATGGCAGACTTTGGCAGTTTGACGATAAACAGCGACGGCAGCGCGACTCTGAGCGTGACATTTGATATCGCAGGCGTCCAGTGTGACCCATCGCTGGCAGCCAATGACACGGACTTTCCTCTGCCGGTGCGGGCAGATGGCAACGGTAATATCATCCCTTGGACACAGGCCGCGGCTCAAGCTACGCTGGGGCCACAGATCGCAGCAGCTAAGGCGGCATTTCTTGCGGCTGCTCTGGAATGGATACCAACCCTCCCTGCATCTGGGGAGTAGTGGCACAGAACGAAGGCTAGGAGGCCTCATGGCAACACCAATTCCTTGTGCAGCCACCACACCAAAACCAATCCCCAATAAGTAGCCGCAGTTGTCCGCACTGCGGTGCCTGAGCAGGACCGGCATCTACGATAGAGAGATAGGCCAAAGGAGGGCCTGAGCAACATGGCAAACAATCTCAGGCCTGCGTCATCGATCAACGACCTCAGAACTCAAGCGCACATGCAACTATCTGCACGACTTGAGTCGCTCGACCTGACGCCCCTGCTTATCAGGACTCTAGGAAACAACCTCCCGGCATCCATCCTGCCCTACTTGATATGGGAACTCGACATGATGATTCCCAGTGTCCCGATGCAGGCGTTGGGCGTAACATCCCAGACCATCATTCAAAACGCTCTTCCGCTCCACAAGATCATGGGCACGCCGGGATCAATAGTCCAAGCTCTCGCACTGTGCGGATTCGATGCCACGCTATTCGAGGGGCAGGCATCGTGGGGTGGGTCTGCTTACCCCGCCAGTCAAGGATGGGCTGTCTTCAGGGTGGGATTTACCGGTGCTGGGATGGCCCCCGCTGGACTAATCAACGGAACCAATAGGCACTTTGTTCTTCCTGAGACGCCAAACGGTAACTCGCTCCGAGTCTTCTACAACGGCCTTCTTTTACGGCCGACGACAGACTATGGAGTTTCAGGACTCAACCTGACTATGGCATTCGCGCCGGCTACGAACGCGACACTCTTGATTGTGTTTCGCAGCGGCACATCCATTCCCCTCTATTTCGATTCCATTCTGCCAACAGTCTCAGGCTCAAATCTCACTTTTCCTGAGACGCCGGTCAGCATTGAATTGTATAAGAATGGCATATTGCAGAGTGGGGGATTGAATGCAAGTCAGCTTTCCGCACTGGAGATCATCGTCAACTTCTTCAAGCCAGCGCGGTGCCTATTGGATTCCGTTTATGCCTTAGGTGGCAAGGATTACTCGATTTCGGGGAACACGGCGGCGCTGACGGTTGCTCCGAAGTCTACCGACTCGTTCATTGCGTGGGGAACTTACGCGGGCACAGGCACCGCGCCGAACTACGCTGACTATGTGACGCCGACAGGACTCGTAAACGGCTCCAATACCGTGTTTACCCTTCCCCAATCTCCGAGTCCTGCTGCCAGTCTCAGGCTGTACCGAGGATGGCAAGTACTGAAGCCGGGAGGGGTTGACTTCACCTTGAGCGGCGCAACGATCACCTACACCATCGCCCCGCCGCCCACGGCCACGCATCTGGCCTTTTACCGCTACTAGGGTGCGGTACAATCGGCATTGACGGGTACAGAACCAGTCTGACTCGCCACATGACCTTGATAAGAGGATCAGTGGCGAGTCTTTCACTTTGGAGGGAACACTGATGGAAACGAAG